ATGCCTTCCAGACCTATGCCTATATAAACCACAATGGAGACTATAAAAAAGCTGCTAAAGTACTCTATAACCTCAATTATGGAGATAGACTAAGCAAAAACATAGATACATACCTGGATAAACTTACCGCCCTGACATCTACCAACCAGGCACAAAGGGAAAAGGCATCCAATGAGGATAGAATGCTGCAGATATTTAAAAGCAGATTCTCTATTAAAGATGTCCCCGATAAGATAGAGTATATGCTTAGGGTGAAAAACTTTGATACAGATGATATTATTCCTTTTGGTGCTTTTGGAGATTGGATAACCATAGTAGGAGCTGCAAAAAGTAGGAAATCTGCACTGTCAAACTCCATAGCAGCCTCATTATTGTCTGATGGAATGCAGTCTGTGCTAAACTTTTCAGGAATGATCAAGGGCAGGAACATGATAATCATAGATACAGAGCAAAATGCTCCTGATTATTACACATCACAGAAGCAGATATACAAACAGGCAGCAGTGGAAACAGGAATAGATCCTGCAAACTTCTACTCTTTTTGCCTTACAGATTGCAGAATATCAGAACGTTTGGAGTTTGTAGAGTATGTAATGAACAAAGTAGGAGACGTTGGAGTGCTGGTATTAGATGGAATAGTAGACATCTGTGAAGATTATAACGATCAGAGGCTATGCAGGAAGCTAATAGATCACCTGAAAGTCCTTACCGCCAGGCATAACACGCTCTTCATTCCGGTGCTGCACAATGCCAGGTCTACAGGATCAGCCAGAGGACACCTGGGAACTGAACTGATAAACAAATCCAAGGCAGTAATTAAAGTTGAGAAGGAGAGGGATGCCGATTATTCTGTGATCTCATTTGAATATATCAGAGGATCATATGAGCCTCCTGAGTTTAAATTTGAGCATGATCAGGATGGTCAGCTCGTTATCATAAATGAATTATAAAAATAACAAATTATTTTATTAACTTACAGATCCAAAAATAACTATTATGACAGAAAATCAAAAAGAGCTATCATTAACCCTAAGGAATGTCAGCATCAAAGAGGATAAATATGGACATCACATGATAATAAAACAGGTAGGAGTCTACCAGGATGGCAAATTTATTAAAAATGCTAAGATAAATGAAGCTCTAATAGAGCAGATAAAGAAAGGAAAAATTATTTTTAACCATTAAACATACAAACAATGGAACTACAAATTAAAGCAAAATTAGTGCAGAAATTCCCGGTTACTACACATGGAGAAACATTTAAAAAGATGGAATTCATACTCGAGATAGATGGCAAATATCCTCAATTGGTAAAAATGGAACTGCATAATGATAAGATCCTCAAAGCAGAAGATCTGCCAGAGGGAACTATAGCTAACTGGCACTTTAACCTAAAAGGTAGAAAATGGACTAACCCTGAAAATAAAGATATTTACTTCAATTCACTGGTAGTATGGAGAGTAGAAGTATTGCATACAGATCTTTCAGAGCTTAATGTCAATAATGTCATTAGTGCCACAGAGCCTCTGCCATTAAAAACCTCTGAACTATCTGACGATCTGCCATTTTAAACCATGATAAAAGACATGATACAAGAACTAAAAAATGAACTGGAAAGAGAAAAGTCTAAAAATAAAGTACTTTTGCAGATCCTGGAAGACACACATAAATGCATAATCAATGGAAAAAGGTTTATTGATGATCAGCCTGCAGTAATAGCAACTATCAAAAATCCGTACAAAAGACAAGAGTACAACGAATAGATGAAAATTTGTATATTAAAATACTTTTGTTTATATTATCGGCATGCTGATATACCTAAATTCAGGGCATGAAATACCAGTAGGGGCAAAAATAGAAGTACCTAATATGATGGTTTTATTTCAGGAACTAATACACGCTGTGACAGAAGCTGTCCTGGATAAAAAAAAAGATAGTGATGCTTATACATACGCTGCAATAATAGATGATCCTATACATGATCCATTGGTGCAAAGACAGATAGATGCTGTGTATGTGCCGAATCCGTTAGGGCTGTATCCTGCTAACAAAAAAGGAGGACTGATATATGATGATTTTATAAAGGTAATTACCAGTACCAAATCATCTATGGAAGTGTTTATGGTAGAGCATATACTGGATCAGATAAGAGATATAGGATTTAGTGGAGTTTGGGTATTCCATAACTACAAAAGGCAGGTAATAACATTGAAAAAAATCAATGCCCTGATAATAAAACATATAACATAATGATCTTTAATACAATCTTTATCCTGGTATGTTTCTATCTTGGTTTTAAAGCAGGAAATTATATAATATCTAAAAAAAAACAAATGATAATAACTCCTAAAGATAGATTCTGCAAAAAAGCATACCAGCTATCCAAAGTGGTAAAGCCTGTAATAGGATGCAAATGGCATAAACTCTATAACCAGGAGCAAAAAGACATCCTGCTGGACATCTGCTACATGCCTGAAGACCTTATAGAATTCCTTTTGATAGATAAATTTACATGCCAGGAAGATTATTTGGGCAGCATTGACATATTTTTTATACTTGAATGCAAAACATTCATTGACATATTTTTTATACTTGAATGCAAAACATTTGATTATAAAAGTCCGTTAAAGTATGAGATAGGTAACATGAAACTGATCACTAAACAGATGTATCTGCAGCATGATTACCTTGATTTAAGGTTAAAGCTAGGTATTAATTAATTCTAAAAATAGAATATTACAGAATGCCATTTGAAAAAGGAAGGTCAAAAACAGGAGGTAGAGCTGCAGGGGTAACAAATAAAGACCTGTCAGCATTTAAGTCTGCCTTAAAAATAGGATTAATAGAAAGACTTGAGGACTTCTTTCATTGGATGGACAGCCCTGATATGTCAGAAAGAGATAAGATCACAAACTATCTAAAGGCATTAGAGTTTGTCCTGCCTAAGCAGCAGAAGATAGAGCTGGAAGCAGACATGCATACCAACCTGATCAAGGTAGAATTCACTCCTACCAATGTACTGCCGGTGCATACCGAAACACAATACATAGATGATTGATCCTTTCATAATGTCTCCTGTATTTGAATGGAATATTAAAAGCAATAGTCCTATTAATGTCAATCAGGGCGGCACATCATCAGGTAAGACCTACTCACTGCTCCAGGTCCTGCTATGCAAGGCCGCAGAGCATCCTAACCAGATCATCACTGTAGTAGGTCAGTCAATCCCTAACCTTAAGGCTGGAGCTATGAGAGACATTGAGAGCATTCTTAACAATCCTTTCTTTAGGTCCATGATCAGGAGCACCAACAAAACAGATAGGATCTATACGCTGAACAATGGAACTGTAATGGAGTTCAAGAGCTTTGAAGATGAGCAGGATGCCAAGTCAGGTAAAAGAGATTACCTATTCTTAAATGAGGCTAATGGTATTCCTTACAGCATATACGATCAGCTACAACTAAGGACCACAAAGCAGATCTATCTGGATTACAACCCTACATCTCCATTCTGGGTGCATGATAAGCTGATAGGATACAGCAAAACTAAAGTATTTATATCTACATATAAGGATAATCCTTTCCTGAAAGACTCAATCAGAAGGAAGATTGAAGCTCTGCAGTATGCTGATCCTATGAAGTGGAAGGTATACGGATTAGGGCAAACAGGCAGGATACAGGGCACTGTCTTCCCTGGTATTAACTGGATACCTGACTTGCCTATAGAGGGCAAGCGTGAGGCATACGGTATGGATTTTGGCTACTCCAATGATCCTACTACACTGGTTAGAATTGTTTTGGATCAGGGTAAGATATACGGAGAATTACTGCTATATGAGACAGGACTAACCAACCAGGACATAGCCCAGGAGTTTAAAAAGTTAGGGATAAGGACAGGATTAAGGACCGGATGCATAGTGATGGCAGACAGTGCAGAGCCTAAATCTATCAAAGAACTTAGAAACCTTGACTACAGGGTAAAGCCATGTAAGAAGGGCAGCGATTCTATCAGGGCAGGGATAGACTGCCTGAAGTCTTATGGTCAATTAAACTTGGTTTCTAATGAATTATGGAAACAAGAGCAACAAAAATACGTATGGAGTATTGATCGTAGTGATGGGAGGGCAAAAAATAAGCCTGTAGATAAATTTAATCATATTTGGGATGCTTTCAGATATGGAGAGCAAGGTATTAGGAAAAATAAATTAAATTTAGTACATTACGGACAACAATAACCTAAATATATGGCATTCGTTCTACAGGCATCACAATTTGTAACAGGACTACAGAGCCAAACAGCTCTATTGTTGCAATCTCTAAGACAAATAGCGTTAGTTAGTCCGTTTAATATCCCTGATGTTAAGACAGCATTGGAGCTCAGTCAGATAACAACGTTCAGTACGTCAGGTTTTGATCAGTTTCTTCTGCAAATGTATAGTCTGGACCTGGACTATGCCAGTCTTTCAGCAGCAGAAATTACTATTCTGAATGTTATGAGGGATTACTTAGATCCTGCTCCCTACCTGAATTGTTGCGGCACAGATACTCCTGCTGCAGCAAATACTACAGAGGCATTTAATGCCAGGGTTGGAACGGCAACCTTTGAGAAGGAGGCTAAGATGGATCTGTTAGATACGGTAACATGTGATGTATTTAATATAGAATTAACCTTTTCTCCTACAGGGGCAGCTCCTGCATTGGTAGCTAGTCCGGTAACATTAGGATCACTGGGATGCATTGGGGGAGTATCTGTATATAGTAAACTTTGGATAGATTTTGTAGCAGATCCTGCTACTCATTCATACGATCTAACATATGACTTTAAGGACTCCGTAGGGGCGAGTCTGGCAACAGTCAATACTTTTGTAACTTTTTAATTATTAAACTATGAATATTCTTAATTCATTTTTATTGGACTGCTGTCCTTTGGCTACATCCTTGACAGACATACCTGCAAGTACATGTCCAGAGAATTTAGGGCAGATACAACGTTATTGGTTTGTACGTAGGGGGGAGCTTATTTTTGACGTACCTAATCCTGCCGCTAATTTACCTGTAGCTATTCAGTCAGCAAGTAATTATCCGTCTGTAATAGCTCCGTGGACACTTCTTTTTGCATTAGCTACTGATGCTCATGTAGTAATGTCTCCTTTAATTGGAGGGGATTCAGTAATAGAAGCCGGATCAGTAGTTAGCCAGGGAGGTGGAGACAACTCTACTCTATCCGGTTCTACTCTGATCAATGGCATTACTCCTGCTACAGGCAAAGCTCGTTTTGATTCCTTAACAGGTGCACAGATTGCAGCTATCAGGTTGTTGATCTGTGAAGGTGCTAATATGGAGGTCTTCATGATCAACCAGCAAGGTCTTATATGGGGGCAAAGAGTAGGAGATCTGTTTACTGGCTTTGATTGTGAGAATGTAGTAATAGAAACTATGATCAATAGTGGTTTTGGTACTAGAGATAACAACATGCTTACATTCCAGTTACCTTATGACTACGATGAAACCAAAGGATCTATTACTCCTACTGATTTCAACGCTTTAACTGTATAAGTATGGCTAATACAATGGTCAAACTAAAGACAAAGGCAGGAGCATGTACCTCATTATCTTTGGTACATGCTCAGGCTGTGTTACAGCTACAGGTAAAGCAAGGTAGGGAAGATTGGGAGCTTGTTTCTAAAAAATATCAATTTGTAGACAATGTTATTAAGCGAAAGTCAACTAATAAGCCTGGTAAAAAGTCAGAAAAAGAATGAGGTAGGGCAGATGCTGGACTATGAAAGTAGGCTAAAAGTAATGTCAGAACCTTTATTCTTTAGAGAGCTTGAAAGTGAAACAGGCTGGTCTGAAATTAAAAGAGCTATTAGAAATAGTGTAACTCAGGAAAAGTATAACAGGGTATTAAACTACTTTAGTTATCCTTTAGCTATTGTATCTATATCAGACGATATACTAGGGGATCTTAACAGGGTTTTCAATGGCAGAAATGCAAATTTTAGTGTACAATATCCCAATAAAAGGGCAGAAGCTCAGGCCAGTGAGCTGTTATTGTACCTGGATACCAGGGGATACATAGAGAAAGTAGGCAGAAGGGCATTTAAATGTAAGCCTCAGACCATTATAGTAGTGGATAAGGATGCAGATGGAGTACCTTATTACGTCACAGTGGAGGCTAATAAGCTGATAGGATATAAGCTAACAAGGTGCAAAAGTGAGTTTGAATACATCATGTTTGATCATTCTGATGGACATGATGAGATAGGAAAGTACTATAGAATAGCATTTTATGATGATGAATTTTATAGAGTCCTGGAGATCAGGGATAAAAAATACACTTTGATCCTGGAGAATCCTCACAACCTGGGATACTGCCCTGCCCGGTGGTTCATAGATGAGCCATTGAATACTACAGATGATATAAAAAGATATGCTCCATTGTCTGCAGTGTTAGGTAGCATGTCCGAATGGCAGCAGTTCCATGCTTACAGCTATTATGCTGAGCATTATGGAGTCTTCCCGGTGGTGGAATATGCTGCAGCAGTATGTGAAGATGATCACTGCGTCAATGGCATGGTTAGTATTCCTTTGGATAATGGAGAGATGTCTACTCCTACAAACTGCCCTACATGTTCATCCAATAAGTTTTCAGGAGCAGGTACAGCCATCAAGATCAATCCCAAGATTGACAATGAGGAGAATGATGTTAGCGGATACTTCCGGTTTATATCTCCTCCTACTGCTAATCTGGAATTTGAGCAAAAGAAACAGAACCAAAGAGAGAACTTTATAAAGGTAAATACTACAGGATTCAATGATCTGATCAATAAGGAAGCAGTTAACGAGGATCAGGTAAGGTCATTGATGGAGGACCGGAAGAAGCCTCTGTTAAGATTAGCAGGGATATGTAACAGGCTGCATAAGTGGTTGGTTAAGACAGCCATTAAATTAGCTATAGATACTACAGTTAAGGTCCATGCAAACTATGGCACTGAATGGTTCTTATTAACAGAGGCACAATTACAGCAGCTATTCACAGGAGCAAAGACTGCAGGAATGCCTGAGTCAGAAATAGATCA